CCACCGGTGCCACGCAAAATGGGTGTAGGTAAAAGAGACGCCACCACGCGGAACTGCACCTAGTAAAGCCTCAAAATAGTTCTGGTCTATTTGTTGCGAGCCTTTGCCGCTGCAATTCATTTCGCAGGATGCCGGGCACGTGCCATACATTTCACGCTCCCCCGCTCTATAGGTGACAGCAATGCCCCGGGTTTTTGTTGCGCCGCTATATTCAACAGTTTTTAACATAATGATTGACCTTTTTAATTAATGTATGCGATAGAGCGTATACTTTAAGCAATAAAAAGCCCGCAGTCAAGCGGGCTAATTTTACAACGGTTACGGCTACACTTTAACTGTGGGTATATCCGTCCAGCTCAATACCTAGCCACATACCAGACCAGCGCACCATAACGCAATCACACCCGGGCAAAACAGTGCGGCGGAATGCCTGATAAGTCAGCCCCTGATTGTTTTGGACCCACTTGCGGTGTAAGGCTTTGCGCTGCTTAGTGCTTAAAATAATCACGCTGTCACCTTATCCAATAGCGCACCGGCTTTGCGTTCCATATCTATACGCGCATCTTGGTGCGGTATATCCCGAGCAACTGCAGTGATTGCCTGCGCAGCATCCCAAACAGTTTCGACCGGGCGGCCCTCTTCTGCAAGGTGGCGAGCGTTGGCAGCTTTCGCCATGCGTCCAGACAATCCAGCCCGGTTAACTAAAAAGTCAAAACGGCCTGCATCATCCTTTGCAATCTTGGCAGCTTTGGCAGCAAGTACACCCTCGACAAAAGTAGAGGTCGAACCGTTGGCGAACGATTGTAGTGCCGGTCTGGCTTCCTGCGCGAAACGATCCGGCGCGAATTTAGTATGCCGTATTTTAATTTCGCTAAAATTTTCGACCCCCCAAAGGTTTCGATTCATACAAACACCGCGCAAATACATGGCGGCTATACCCGCCGTCTTACTACCCGTTTCGGAATTCCAAGCATAGAAGCCGCGAAACATTAAATCGGGCTCGCCGTTGGCAAGCTTTCCAACTTCGATGGGGTTGCGGTCATCCACTAAAAAGACGAACACGTCCCGGTCACTTGCAAACAACGTGGTGGTAGCCATAGACACTGGAATTTCAGGGTCATAGACGGCCATGCCGTCACGGCTTCCCGTCATCATACCGGGAACTTTCCAACGTCCGCCGCTTGCATCCACCAATTGCTTGATAGGCTCGAGGATCTCCCAATCATAAATACGGCCATAGTCGGGACCGGTTGCAGCTCTTAACTCGCCGCCGTCGGTTTGGTTACCGTAGACTTTGATTAGCTCCTTGCCACGGTTATATTTCAAACCCCACTGCAAACAGTCCGCCGCGATAGGTGCCGGAAGGTCTCGCAAGTAACCAGAAGGTGCACCGGCAAGCTGGGACAGTTGGCCAAACGACCAATTGGTGGGGGTGTTGTTGTGCTCGCGGTAATTATCGTCGACGTACTCAATACGAATGTCTCCCCGGCTGGGATTGACTTCGTCATAGTCACCAATGATCTTTATCTTGTGAGTGTCAACAGTGCGAGAGGTCATTCGCTGCGCGTCTATCTTCTTATAGGCGAGCATATCGTCGAGGGTTAAAAACTTTTGATCGTCAGGCCGACTGAACCAATTCGAGGAAACAGCCGAGTTTCCGATACCATGGGCTAAAGCGTTCGTTTGATATGTAGACATAACCTATGACTCCGTAGATGGGGCACTTAATTGCGCCACCTCTATAATATCGCAGAAAGTTGCATACCTTGCAAGCTAATATTTTACTTTTTTAAATAATCTTTATTGCAGGGCAATAAAAAACCCGCTCAAGGGCGGGCTAGTGTTTTATTTCTTACGTCGTCTTATCAGTTGTTTTGGTCGCCGTTGGGGTTTGGTTCGCCGCTGCTTCTCTTCAAAATCTTCTAAAGCTTCGGAACCATATTTTAATTTCGCAAACCACTTAAAAAGAAAAAACATCTCTAAACTCCTATTGTTTCTACGGTTAGCTCTGTTTCCAGCCAAACTTTAGCCCCACAAGAAAGCGGTTTGTTTGGACGGTACACAAGCTTGGCAATGACGACCCCTTCAGCGTCTTTAATCCACGCCTCATTACATTTTCGGTTCTGCGTATAATCTTTTACTGTCAACACCGGAAGGTCCGCACCTTTAGCGTTGGCTTTTATATGGTGCTGGTTAACGTGCAATACTGTTTTCATTTTATGACCTCATGTCGTAGTTAAGTTAAGACCACACAATGGTATGCGATTATATAGGAGAGATCAACCCCATAATAGTGTCCCAGTCAAAATTCCCTTCACAATAATAAAGAGGTTCCACCTTTAAACCGGACATTTTTAAGTCCATCGCTTCCCTCCCATGATACAAGTAAATCTTTTGCGGCTGGGTTTTAGTAGCCGCTTTGCGCACCAAGACCCAAACGCTTGCAATACTATGATTGGTTAACCATGCAACTTGGTGGGGTCGAAGATCAACAACTTTGGCGGTGGTAACCTTTAGCTCGACGAAATGAAAGTGTCCGGCGTCATCACAAACCAAAACGTCAGGAATACCGGGCATAGCCCACGTTTCAATCCGCGTTGCCTTCCACGTCCTCGAATTCTGCGACATCCCCGCCTTCATCAGCTTCCATAAGTCGGCTTCTCGCTTTGTCGCGGTTCTGGGTATTGCGTTCTCCTTTGGGAGTAATGTCGATAGTAATCGGGGCATAATTGTGTTTAATCTCCTGTAAGGCCAGCATGACCTCATCTTTGCTCATAGAATCAATACTACCCGTTCTGATTTCGCTTTTACTAACGTAGATATCGCCCTGCGCTTGACCACGTCGGTACTCAGCTTGAACGGCTGCGGAATAAGCCCCATTATTTAGGGCCAAGTCTCGGATGGTTTGTAAATCACGCAAGTGTCGCTGGTATGTTACGCCAAACTTTTCGTCCAGCTCTTGGCGATAAGCCCTGATCGCATTAACAACGTGTGGACTTATATGTTGATTGGTGAGTTCGTAAGCTCGTGTATGGGCGGAGCTGACAGGGTAGCCGGCATTAACGGCTGCTTCTCGCATAGTTATCTGACCGTCTTTTGAAACTAGCTCTTTTACGAATAGTTCTTGTTTACGAGTTAGTTGCTGCGCGGCTGTAGCGCGGGGCCGTCCACGCTGCTTCTTGACAACAGCGGGGATGGTTTTTGAGGTGATCTTGGTAGCCATTCTTGTTATCCAGTTATAAAAAGATAGTTTAATACTAAACCGCTTATCTGTATATAGAACTCCAGAATATTTTTTTAAAAAAAAAACTTCCAGACCCCCATAAGGCACTTTTGCCATTTAAGGTTACATAAACACTGGTTACGTTACAAATTTGTTTTTCACTTGTGTCACCTCTGAAACCCTTATATACACTGGGCTAATTAGCCAAAGTTACACCGTTACACCGGTTACGCCTACAATTGCTTTTTTCTTTCAACTTTCATTTGAGATCCTATATACACATACGGCGTTTAATTTGTACCACTACGATGCCTCTGTGTCCCAAATCCGCCAGTTTTCCGTGAGCAACCGTTCGACGGCTGTTACCCTAGCCACTGACGCGTGGACCAAGGTCCGCGGATTGTTACGGTTGAAGCCTGACACCCAAGCGGAAGACACGGGTGTTTTCAATTTTACCGTAATAGTTTCTGCCATGGCCTCGTATGTTTCTTTCAGGGTTGCGCCGTGTTGCACTTCTCGTGTCACTTCGGCTCGGAGCTTCATTTGTAGGAGGGTAATTCTGAGTATAACGTCTTGCATTACTGTTCCCCGTATTAATATTATAATGTTCTTTTTATTTTATAATAAAAGCCACGGGGTGGCAACGTGTATGACGTTTCTCCTGTTCAGTGGTCCGTAGACCCGCTATACTGTCTCGGACCCACTTGCTGATCTGTCTTACCCGAGGCTCCTCTACCTCACCCCCTTGCAGTTGGTGGGTGGGTCACTGCTTTTCAAAGTAGTTCATTCGGTCTTCCCATTTAAAGATAGCGCTTTTCCATAGGTCGCGGTCCGTGATTAGTGCGGTTGTGATTGTTGACTTAGGCGCACCCATTTTCCAACCTAGCTTAATGGTGTCTTCATAGGCTAGGGCGTCGTCTAGCCACTGTTCTGGGTCTTTATTTCCTGCGGCATAGTAATGGCATAGGTGGGCGCACGATTGGTCTGTAAGCGTCCCGTCAGGGCCTTCTAGCAAGAATGGGGTTTTACTCATTACTTATCTCATCTTCAAAACAATGATTTAAAAAACTAAGCGCATGTTTACCAACCAGCCAAGCCTTATCATCCTCAAAAAACCTTTCGCCAATTGTACGCATATTGTAATGTTCTTTCCCTTTATCAAAAAAAGCTATTACGTAACATGTGCCAATTTCTTGCCATTTTACAAGTTCATGGCTTTGGTTTCGC